GGTTGAGGTTCAACGCGGGGAAATCTTCGAGTTGAATGGGCGTTCGTAGCTCAACGGATAGAGCATCTGACTACGGATCAGAAGGTTGGGGGTTCGAATCCCTTCGAGCGCACACTGTCGGAAATAGCCGCCTTTTCTTCTCCATCGGGAGAAGTTGGGGTGGCTATTCCTGTTTCTAGCCAACCCCGATCCACGCCAGTAGCCCATGCAATCAGCGTGATCTGTGCCTTGCGTGGCGAAGTTGCCCCGCTTTCATAGTTGCTGATCGTAGACATGGAGATTCCAGTCTTTTCAGCCAAATCTTTTTGAGACAAGCCCGTGACCTCACGGGCTTTTTTAATGCGGTCGCTCAAGGTCCACACGGGGACCAAGCCCGCGAACTCGTGATTCTGTGACATGCCAACATCTTAGCAAACTTGCGCCATGGGTCAACACGCCGCCAAACCGCAGTCTTGACAATATGAGCAATCTTGCGTCAATCTTGACGACATGATCAAAAATGGTGAACTGATCACAACGCGAGATGTTGCGAGTATTCTCAACGTCTCGGTTGCCACGGTGAACAAATGGGCTGCTCGCGGACTACTCGAACCAGCCCTGAAACTCCCCGGCGTTACTGGTTCGCACTTGTTCGACCGTGAACAGGTCGAACAAGTGCGACTCCAAAGGGTTCAGTCGTGATACTCCGGCAAGAAAACACGCAGGCCATAGCCGCCGTGTTCCCAACTGTGCCATGCGTAAGCACGGCACCGGAATTCCTCGCCGTACACGGCTTGTGCCCGCTTCACCAGAGTCCCTGCGCTACTTTCCGGCTCAATAAATCCGAGCCACACGCCCTCGAACTCGATCCAGGGCACACCAAAGCGCTTACGCACCACTACTGTGACCCGCTCACTCTTGCCGCCACGTTTCAGACCGTGCGGCGCGAACACTTTCTTGTAGTTTCGCGCCAGACCGTCCGCATCCATGGTGAAACTTGTTTCTCGATCACCCCAAACCATGGGCAACGCATCGGCTGGAGTTTGCTGTTTCTTTCCAAAAATTCCCATTCACACATCATCTCGTGCACTGCTGCACCAGGTAAAGGAGCGAATCATGAGTAAGACCCTCACCAAACCCCACCCCGTACCGTTGTGCGTCAACACGACTGAAAAAGCGCACCTACCGCAACGCAACGCGAACCTCACCCGCATTGACCAGGTGAGGGCACCTAAATCACCGCCTATGCGCGCTCTCGTTGACTTCGCTTGTGATGGTGACTCTCAGATCACCGGTCGCCGCGTGTTCTACCCACGCTCTGACCTGATGATCACCCCAACTGGTCAGGTGTGGACACGATGACGGTCAAGCAACTCACTCGTGACCAGTTGAACGATCTGGCCCAAGCCATGCTCTCGCGTGACAAGACGGCTACCGACCTCGTGGCCGAGTTCGTGAATGGTGGCGTGGAGATCACCACGGTGCTCTCGCAGACCATCCAGACGGTAGTGGGCCTGATCCGCGCTCTGCCAGAGCCACACCGTGACGCTGTGGACTCTCGTCTACAACACACCGCGCAGGGTATCCACATTGACGATGCCCGCGCCGCCCGCCTGGTCATCGCGCTATTCGACGGTAACCACGCCGCTGTGAACGAGGTCTATATGGCCGTGCCGGACGGCGAGAAGGACGCGATGTTCGCGGCAGTGCTCGACCTGCCCTATTCGATCATGCGCGGTATGCCGTCCGGCATGATCAGTTTCACCGTAGGCGGTCAGTCATGAACGATCCAACCATCACGTTCTACACTCCGGCTCCGGCTGACTCGCCGGAAACGAAGGGTACAACCTGCTACTTCAAGCCCGAGGTCTTGAAGTGGCGCGTAACCTCGGAATCTATCTTCCTCAACGTGTCCGGCCCTGCTACCCGCGTGAAGTGGCGACGTGGGGAAGCAAGTTACCCGGTGAAAACCCGTATATGGCCGTGTGAAGTCCCGCCGTGGTGCCCGATCCCGACCGAGTTGCTTGCTGAAGCACAGGCTATGGCACTTCAGCTCGAAGTCCTCATAGCCCACCAGGAACCAGCATCATGACCGCGCTTAAGCCTCACGCCGTCACTGTCCACGTAGACCCTAGCGGGGAATCTACGTACCCCGAGCGGATCACGTTCACGTGTACCGCAGCCCCTGACGCTTCCTGCCGCACCTACTGCCCCGACTGCGATCAGGAATGTGACCACGCGCCTCAACCGGGGCAAGAGTGCTTTGCATCGGGTTGGTTCGGCATCGGTCTCGAAGGCACCACCTACGTTGGCCTTGACGCAGTTGACTGGATGCCACCGCCCGTCGCCAAGACCGGGCTTATCGAGATTACCGCCGTCAACCACGATGAAGGCCTGCTCTGGGAGTGGGCATCATGACCGCGCTTAAGCCGCCGTTCAAGCCCGGCGATCTGGCCCGGCACAAGGTCACGCGGGGCACCTGCCGTGTGAAGTCCGTATTCCATGACCCGCGTCTGGGTTGGATCGTGATCCGCGAGTTGAACCCGCGTTTGCGCCACCCTGAACCGTTGGCCACTGCTGCTGATGCGCTGGAAAAGGTGGACCCCACCAAGTACACCGCGCACCTTTAAGACCCTGTTCCCGCGTCGTGCCGCCTTCCACCGGCGCGGGAACAGCCCTCTCGTTGGCTGCAACGCCTCACACACGAAATCGCTCGCGTGTGTGGGGTTTTGGATTCAACGATCTGGGAGAGATAACCCAGCGTTCCCGGCGTTCCTGCCCCCTAGCCGTAACTCAGTGGGGTCCGGCATAAGCATTGTCCCGTGAACGGCACGGGCACCGGTTACATAGCGTCGCGAAGCGTGCAATCGGGCATACCCAATACAAGACGCTCTCAATAGTGAGGGGGTCTGTTTGTGTATGGCCAGAGGGGATATGGCGCTATGGATCTCGGGAAAAGGGCATGTGGGCTTCGCTCCGAGAGATCTAGGGCTCTGCCCTTCCGCTTGGTGAGACTGCCCGCGTAGCGGTCTGCATAGGTATGCACGACTAAGCCACGACCTGACGCAAGGAGATGAACAGATGGGAAGCAAGACCAGCCGCCACGGTACCTGCCCTACTTGTGGGCAACCTACAAAGCCAGACGGTCACCCTGCCTTCGATCCACGCGCCCTGACAGTGGCTATCGAGCAGGGTAAGCCGATCTGCCAGCACGGTGAAGACCTGTCCCGTACTACCTCGCAGGGGCTACCGGCCTGTGCCCTGTGCCGTCACTCGCTGGCCACGCCACCACCGCCCGCCTCGCGTCCTGTGGTGGGTGCTCAGGACACGCTCGACTATCACACCCTTCGACTCGTAGAGGACTAACCGCCATGCTGACACCGACCGATCAACTGCGCGTGGCTCGCACCCATCTGCGTGAAGCCGCTGCCCGTCTCAACGACGCGCATTGCCACCTGTTCAACGTGACGTTTGAGTCCTCATCGCAAGAGGTCGCTGACGCAGCGGTGGATGTGGCCGACCTGACCGAGACAGTCACGGCCCTGGCCCGCCTGCTCGCAGAGGTCAAGCCATGAGTGGGTGGGGTGGACGCTCAGCGCAGACGCTGTTGCGCCGGGTGCTGGCGACCTATGGCAATCAGTGTCACTTGTGCCAGCATCCTATCGACGTGCGCCTGCTCGGTCAGCGCCACCCAGATGGGCCATCGGTGGATCACCTGATCCCGCGTTCCAAGGGTGGCGGCAACGACATGGGCAACCTGCGTCCCGCGCATCAGCGCTGTAACTCCCGGCGTGGCAACCGCCCGTTGACACCGGCCCTGTTGGCCCGGTTCCGGTCCCGCCCGGCCAGAGCGTCCGGGTTACGGGCCGGGTTTTTCTGACCGCCACCCCTAGGACACCCCCCGCAGTGTCCTGTTCCCCCTGAAATGCTCTGAAAAAAAGTTTAGAAATCGAAATAGACAAGAATATGAGGTGAAGCATGGATAATCCTTACCTTTTCGAAATGCCCGATGACAAGGTGTTGGGGGGTTCTATTGCCGAGGCCGCATATAAGACAATTCAAGCCCTTCACGCGCATGGCGCACTGGATGGGACTCACTCGCTCAAAGTTGAATTGATTATGCAGGGTGCGAAGGCGTTGGATTATGAGTTTCGTAAAGATAAACTCTCCATCGCCGCGATGCAGTTGTATACAAAGGTTCTCGATACCGCTGACGGTCTGCCCACGGTCCAGGCCGCAGTCGATGACTCGTTTAACCGGTTGGTCAAGGCGCTGGAAGACACAGACCAGTGAGCGGGATCATCCTGCCCGAGGATCTGCCCCACCCACCCAAATACGCGACGCGCCGTAACCCTGACCTGGCCACACGTGGCCCGCAGGTCGCGGCTATCGGTGCGGCCCTGGGCAAACCTTTGTACTCTCACCAGCGGTATATCGCGGACGTGGCCAACGAACTCAACCCGCCTGGCTCGCACCTGAAATACCGGTACCAGCGGGTCATCGTGTCTCAGCCGCGCCAGACGGGGAAGACCGTGCTCCAGCGCCCGGTCATGATTGAGCGCACACTCTCGACCAAGAACACCAACGCGTTCATGTGTGCGCAGCTCGGTAAGTACTCCACGGCCCGCTGGAATGACCTGGTCAATGACCTGCAATCATCGTCCGCGCTGTTCCATTTCGCGAACATCAAACGCTCCCAAGGATCAGAATCGTTGACGTGGCCGAACGGCTCGAAAATCGCGCCGTTCGCCCCAGGGCGTGACGCGCTCCACGGTGAAACACCGCCGCTCGTGTTCACCGACGAGGGCTGGAAATTCGACCAGGAATCAGGCGATATCTTGGCCAAGGCGATCCGGCCCGCCCAGATCACGCTGGGCGACCGCCAATGGTGGATCATCAGCGCTGCCGGTGACGTGGACTCAACGTGGTGGGACGCACTGTGTGAAGCAGGACGCGCCGCGACCTTGGACCCGAACTCCACGACCGCCTATTTCGAATGGTCGATGAACGAAGACGACGACCCCTACGATCCAGCCTCGTGGGGGTTCCACCCCGGCCTCGAAGGGCTTATTACCCTCGATGATCTTGCCGAGGAAGCAAAACCCGAAAACAATAGCCATGCGGATTTTCTACGCGGCTTTATGAATATCCCCACGAAATACAGTGAGAAAACCGTCATCAATGTAGAGAAGTGGGAAAAGGGCACAGTCGAATTCACCGAGGACATTAATATTCGTGAATGGACGTTGGCCTATGACGTGGCCATTGACGAATCCTACGCGAGTGTCTACCTGGCCAAACGGTCTGGTGCGCGGATCGACCTGGTCATGTTCGAACAGCGGGAAGGATCGAGTTGGCTCACGCCGTGGCTGCTCGAACTGCTCAAGAAAACCCGCCCCAAAGCCATGTACGCCGATGACGGGGGACCAGCCCGCCTGGTGACCGCCCGCCTGGCCACCAAAGGCCACCGCGTGACCGTGCTCGACGGACGTGCGTCCGCGCTGTCGTGGGCATCGTTCAAGGAACACGTCGAACTGGGCGTGCTCGCGCATTGTGATTCGACGCAGATCACCGAGGAAATCAAATACGCCGTCGAAACCTATGCGGGGGACGTGGCCACCCTCTCGCGTCGCCGCTCGCGCTCGGCGATCCCCTCGCTGATAGCCGCACACGTCGCCACCTATGGCGCGGGCAAAAACATCGGTTTGCAGATGTGGTGACACGCCGACCCCTTGACAAAGGTTGATTAAACGATCAAAGTTGACGACATGATCAACTGGGTTGAACGTACTGCCGCGTGGCTGGGTTTCACGCGCTCCGAGAGTGAAAAAGACCCGCAGGCGGGGATCAAGCCGCCACCACGCACCCCAGCCGGTTCCAGCCCACTCGGCTTGGGCGCGGTATTCCGTGCCGTGCAGGTCTTGACCACTGCTGGTGGGCAACTCTCGCTGGATTCGTACCAGCGCACGACCGGGCAAGTGGTCCCGGTCCAGCCCTCTATCGTGCGTAAGCCGGACACGGCGATCAGCCGGTCCGAGTGGATTCAAACTGCGATCATGAACCTCGCGTTGAACGGCAACTTGTTCGTGCGTAAGAACACCGGGCCGGACGGGTCGATCTTGACCGCCGAGGTACTGCCCGCCCATGAGGTCCAGGTCTACAAGGATGACCGAGGCCGCATCCGGTATGGGTACAAGGGTGACGAGTACACACCGACCCAGATCGTGCACGCTAAGTTCGTGCCGGTTCCTGGCCGCAAGCGGGGCCTGGGACCTATCGAGGCGGGCACCCCAGAGTTGCGCGGCGCAATGGACCTACGCGACTACACCTCAAACATCTTCCGCGACGATGACGTACCTAGTGGCGTGCTCTCAACGGACCAGCAACTCAACGGTGAGGATGCCCAGGAATACAAGACACGCTGGGTCGATACCGCTGACGGTAAGGTGCGCGTGCTCGGCCACGGCCTGAACTACACGCCGATCATCATGACCCCGAAGGTCGCCCAGTACGTCGAAACCCGCCAACTCACCGTCTTGGATGTGGCCCGCCTGCTCGGTGTGCCCGCCTCGCTGATGCTTGCAGCGGTCGAAGGCTCTGGCATGACCTATCAGAACGTCGAGCAGGAATGGATCGGCTTCACCCGGTTCACGCTCATGGCCTACCTCAAACCGATTGAGGACCTGCTGACGGACCTGGTGCCTGGCACCCAGGAAGTGCGCTTCAACGTCGAAGCCCTCCTACGCTCTGACACCAAGACCAGGTACGAGACGTACAAACTCGCGCTGGATGGTGGGTGGATGCACCCAGACGAGCCACGCGACATCGAGCACATGCCACCGCGCACCGACCTACCCGCCCCGAAGGAAACCCATGTCAACGAAACTGCTTGAACGCTCCCTGTTGATCCGTGAGTTCAACGAGGAAACCCGTGAATTCACCGGCTTGGCCGTCCCGTACGAGTCGCCCACCGTGATCAATGACTGGTGGATGGCCACCGAGTACGAGGAATCCTTTGCGCGTGGCGCAGTCCAGGACTCCGAGGGCGCAAAGATTTTCTGGCAACACCGCGAATCCATCGGCAAAGTCATCTCCGCCCGCGACACCGACGAGGGCTGGGAGATCACCGGCTACCTGTCGCGCACGGCTCGTGGCGATGAAGCCTACACCCTCCTGCGTGACGGCGTAATCGAACATCTCTCGGTTCGGTTCAAGTCCCTTGAGCACACCGAGGTTCCGGCCACCAAGGACCAACTGACCCAGATTATCCGCACCAAGGTTCTCGTGCGCGAAGTGTCCCTCGTGGACTTCCCCGCCTACGAGGGCGCAACTGTCAGTGCCGTTCGCTCACAATCCGCACCACCCACCACCACCGAAATGGAGAACACACGCATGGACCCCGAAACCCTCGCCCCGCTGCATGAAGCAATCGAAGACCTCAAGCGCGGTCAAACCCTGCTGACCCAGCAAATCGACACCGCCAGCGCAACCGATGTTGCGCCACTATCCCAGTTCCGCAGCGCTGGTGAGTTCCTCAAGGCCGCTATCGCACCAGACGGTGACGAAGCCCGCGCCGAGTACACCGAAATGATGGCTCGCGCCTATGAGGGCGCTACCACCGATAACTCGATCCTCCTGCCGACCTGGGTAGGCGACCTGACCCGTCTGATCGACACCCCGGACCCGCTCAACGGCATCTTCTCCACCGGCGCGCTACCCGCCCAGGGAATGAGGCTGGAATACGGTCAACTCGAATCCGATTCGAGCGCCGTGGACGAGCAGGAAAACGAAGGCGACGACCTCACCTATGGTGAAATCGCGCTGACCACCGAGACTGCCGACATCAAGACCTACGGTGGATACACCGAACTGACGCGCCAGACCATTGAGCGCTCCAACGTGAACTACCTCGACCACGCGTTGCGTGCCCTCGCGCTGGCCGCAGCGCGCCGCAAGATCACCAACAAGCGCGCCCAGTACGCTAACGCGGTCGCCGCCCAGATCACCGCAGGCAACACCGTGGATGCTGGCGCAGGAACCTACGTGGACTGGGTAGGTGCTCTGGTAGACGGCGCGGAAAAGTTCGTGGACCTGGGTCTGGCCCTGGAACACCTCGTGGTCTCCAAAGGCATCTTCAAGGAACTGGCCGCGCTCACGGATACCGCAGGTCGCCCGCTGCTGACCGTCCGCAACGACGGCACCAACAGCGTGGGAACTTTGAACCCGACCGGACTGTCTGCGAACCTTGCCGGGGTTGAGGTGCGCGTCAACCTCAAGCAGGCCGCACCAGGTGCAGCGCTGACCAACCGCCTCGCCCTGCGCGAGTACTCCAGCCCCGTTGTCTCGCTCCAAGACGAGAACATCATCAACCTGTCCAAGGCGTTCTCGCTGTACTTCTACGCAGCGTTCGCCCACGAAATCCCCGGCGCTATCGTGCCGGTCACCCTCGACTAATGGCACTGCCCACAGTCGATCAGTTTCGCGCCTACATCGGGGACCAAGTGACCGATTCCGCGGTGCTCCAAGGGCACCTGGACGCAGCGCGGGACCTGGTGGACAAGTTCGTAGGACAAAACCAGGTGCCTGACCCGGTCATGGATCAGGCCTACCTGGAAACGGCCTCGAAACTCTCGGCCCGCCGTATCGCGACACCAGCCGCCTATGGCGGGATCACCGAGGGTGGGGCGGGTATCCCGGCCCCGCTCGATCCGATGATCACCACCTATCCGCTGCTACGGCGATGGGTACCGGCGTTCTGATGAAACTGACCTCAACGCGCCGTACCACCGCCCAGGTGATCGAGGACGAAACCACGATCCACACCCACGCGATGCTCCCACCCGCACTACGCCCACCGTGCGCGATCCTCGTGCCCGGTGACCCCTACGTCAGTGACGGGATGGTGTTCACCAAAGCGCTGATCACCTACGAACTGCGCCTCGTGGCACCGCAGACGCAGCAACCCGAAACCGCCCTCGATCAGCTCGAACAGATGGCGGAAACCGTGTTCGAGCACCTGGGCGATGACTACCGCCTCGCGCTCGGTGGCATCTCTGAACCCTATTCCCTGGTCATCGGGGGAGCCACCAGTTTTCCTGCCGTCTCCATCGGTGTGACGGTCGAAATCGACAGATAGAAAGGGCCGTACATCATGGCTGAATCAACCCGCATCAAGGGTAAATACCTCCTGATGAAACTGGGCACGCCCGGCACTGATTACAAGTGCGACGTGACCAGTTGGACGCTTGCACCAGGTGACCCAGACACCGACACCGTCACCTACTGCAACCCAGACGGTGAGACCCCGTGGACACTGTCTATGACCGCGATCCAGTCCACTGACACCGAATCGTTTTGGACCTACGCGTGGGAACAGTCCGGCGAATCTGTGCCGTTCACTGCCGCGCCGTGGGGTAACGCTGAACCTACCGATGACCAGCCGCACTTCATCGGCATGGTCAAGATCGGTCGCAAGCCCTCTATCGGTGGTGAAGCAGGCTCGCAGACCACTCACACGTTCGAGTTGGAGTGGGAAGTGGAAAGCGAACCGACCAAGGTCGGCGCTACCACCGAACCGTAATGTCTGACGCGTTCACTCTCGCAGCCGGTGACGGGGTACAAGTCCGCGTCACCGGCCTGCGCGACACCCTACGCGCCATGTCGCGTGCTGGCGCTGCTGCCGAGGACATGAAGGAAGTCATGCACTCACTCGGCATGATCGTGGTCCACGCGGCCCGCCCACCCACACGCTCCGGCGCTCTGGCGGGCACGATCCGTGCATCGAAGACCAAAACCAAAGCCGTGGTACGGGCCGGATACGCGTCCGTCCCCTATGCGGGGGTCATCCACTACGGGTGGCCTGCCCGCAACATCCCTGCAAACCCGTTCCTCGACCAAGCCCGCGCCGAGCAGATGCCCCGCATCCTGCGCGAGTTCGAAGCGGCCCTGATCGACATTCTTGACAAGGAAAAACTGACATGACACAGCCTCAGAAGATCAAGTTCTCACAACTCACCCTGGGTGAACTGTCCGTCCTGGAAAAGCAGGGCGGCTTTGACCTGGGCAACATCGGGGATTCGTTCACCTCCGCGCAAATGGCCGCACTGGCCTACATCTTGACCAAGCGGTTCGTGAACTCCCGGTTCACCTGGAACGAAGCACTCGGCTTGACCCTGGAAGACGCGCAAAACCTCATGGAAACCCACCTCGACAACGACGAGGCCGAGGAATCCGATGAGGAAGACCCAAAAGCACTGGATCAGATTCCCACATATCCACAGCCGCCGTTGCCCGCTGGATCAGAGTCAACCGATCCGGTGGACCTATCTCCTGGCGCGACTTCAATCGACTAACGATTGCCGATTACCAGGTTTTTGACGAACTCCTAGACACCCTCGAACAGGACTAACCATGGCGAACAAACACGCGATCACTATCGCGGTGCTGGCAGACACCAAGAACTTCGCCAAGTCCATGAAAAACCTGTCCACCGAAACCGGCCTGTCCAAGGTCGGCAACGGCGTGAAAAAGGTCGGTGGCTTTCTCAAGAAAGCCACCGGCGCTGCTGCCGGTCTTGCCGTGGCTATCGCTGCCGTGGCGATCAAGGGTGGCTTTGACCGTGCCATGAAGATCGAGGACGCCCGCGCTTCCCTCGAAGGTCTGGGCCACTCCACGAAATCCATCGACAAGATCATGGGCTCAGCCCTGGAATCGGTGAAGGGCACCGCGTTCGGTCTAGGCGATGCGGCCACTATCGCCTCGACAGCGGTGGCGGCGGGGATCAAGCCGGGGGAGAAACTGACCCGCACCCTGAAACTGACCGCGAACACCGCAGCCCTGGCCAAGGTTGGCCTGAATGAGATGGGGTCGATCCTCAACAAGGTCTGGACCGCTGGGAAGGTCTCGACCACTGAACTGAACCAGATAGCCGATCGTGGTATCCCGATCTGGACGAAACTCGCCGAGCACTACAAGGTCAACGGCACCGAGCTACGCAAGATGGTCTCAGGCGGTAAAGTCTCCGCCGAGGACTTCGCCAGCGTTCTCGAAGGCACCGTGGGCAACGCCGCCGAAGCGATGGGTAACACCACTCGTGGAGCGTGGAACAACATGCTGGCCGCGCTCAGCCGTGGTGGTGAAGCGTTCCTCAAGGGCGTATTCCCCTACTTCAAAAAGGGCTTCACCGGGATCACCGGGCTGCTGGACAAGATTGCACCACTGGCCGAAAAACTCGGTCAAACCTTTGGCCGCTGGGTCGAAGGGACCGTGATCCCCGCCCTGCAAAACCTGGGCACGTGGATCACCACAACAGTGGTGCCCGCCCTCAAAGAACTCGGCGCGTGGATCGTGTCGAACCGGGCCACCCTCGAAGAGTTGGGCGCGAAACTCACCGAGATAGGCCAAACCGTCCTGGCCGCGTTCATTGCCACCCTGCAAGCCGCTTACGCTGCCCTACAGACCACAGCGCAGTGGATCAAAAACAACCATGACTGGCTCGTGCCCCTGGTCACCGTGATTGCGTCCGCTGTGGCCGGGTACAACGCCTACATCAAAGTCATGGCGATCTGGAAGGCCGCTGTCGTCGCAGCCAAAGCCGCCCAAGTGGCCCTCAACGCCGCGATGGCCCTCAACCCTATCGGCCTGGTGATTGCAGCGGTGGCCGCACTGACCGCTGGCCTGGTGTGGTTTTTTACCAAGACCGAGACCGGCAAGCGCACCTGGGACCGTATATGGAGCGGGATTAAGTCCACGTTCCAGGGCGCTATGCGCGCTATCCAGCCCGTCCTCAAAGAGTTGAAAGCCTACTGGGACGTGATGTGGCCGCGCATGAAAGCGTTGTGGGACGCGGTAGGCCCGCCGCTGATCAACTACATTAAACGTCTGTTCTCGGTCATGGGATCGAGCGTGGGGACCGTGTTCAAAAACATGGGCGTGGTCATTAAAACGATCTGGAACCAGATCAAGAACGTGATCAAGACCGCGCTGGGTGTGATCCAGGGGATCATCAAAACCGTCACCTCGATCATGAAGGGCGACTGGAAGGGTGCCTGGGACGGCATCAAACAGATCGTCACGTCCATGACCGACGGTATCCGTAACACGTTCAAGAACCTCGCCAGTGGTATGGGTGAGATCGGGAAGAACATCATTCGCGGCCTGGTGGGTGGCCTCAAGTCTCTCGCGTCTGCGCCTGGTGAAGCGCTCTCTGCTATCGGCTCTGGTATCAAGAACAAGTTCAAGTCGATCCTGGGTATCCACTCCCCGTCCAAGGTGTTCGAAGGTTTCGGCGCGAACATCGTGCAGGGTCTCGTATCGGGTCTGGATAAGAACCGTGAGCGTGCTGGCGTG